TCAGTCTTTCTTCGATGCGTGTTCGGTACGCATCACGGTTGGAACATCGGCGATTCTGGTTAGATCGGAAAAGGTGTTCGCAATTTCCTCCCATTCGCTGGTGGCCAGACGTTGGTATTCCTTGTCTGCCTCATGGAAGTAAAAAATCCCGAACAGAAATGCGCCGGACAGAATGCATAGCAGGGCGAAGAAATGCGGGTCGTCATTGAACAAATCAAAGAACAGATTCATATCGGCCTCCGAATGGAAAGAACGTGTTCTTTAGTGGCAATGACGCGTCATCTGATCCAAGCAAATTCTCACAAATGCTCAGCGATGCCTTGGCTAACCGTGGCGGCGGTGAATATGCAAGATATCGGGCGGAGCGCCGCTAGACTTGCATTAAGCATACTTAACGGAAAGCGCTACCACAGCGGGCCGAAGTAGAGGAATCTCCTGGCCGGAACAGTGACGGCATCAGGTCAGATGGAAGTGACCGTCTGCCGTGAAAAACACTTTATAGGCCCGGCTCCGACCGGAGAAAAGCGTACTAAGCGCGGCGAATCAGAGAACCGTGAGCGCAATGAATCGGTAGCGGGGAGGGCGGCTAAGAAGAGGGGGCGCCAAGCCTGCAAAACCATCGGTGCTGATCGCATGATTACACTGACCTATCGAGCGAACAGGACCAACCGAGAAACGACCCTGACGCATTGGGATAGATTTCGTCGCAGCATGCGCAAGCACAAGGAATTTCATTACGTCGCAGTCATCGAGGAACAGGAACGTGGCGCATTGCATTTCCATGTGGCCGTCAATGGTCGCCAGTCCTATCACTTGCTGCGCTCGATCTGGTATCGCTTACTGCGCAAAGGAAATGGATTGCCGCGACCTCGATCAGAAACGTTATTTCGCGTCTAGGGGAATTCCGAAGCCGGAAGTACTGAGTTGGCCAATTGCCAGCGTGACGGCCTTGGGTGCCGTGCAAACGGCGTTTGCTATAGCGGAATCTGGTCTGCTCGATGGTGCTCAGTTCTGGTACAACAAGGCGCTTGATGTGATATGGATTGCGACGGGGCCCAATATTGAAGGGAATGCGGTCAGTCCCTTTTAATTACCTTGTCCAGAACCAAATTCCCCAGCCGAATAAAGCTATCCAAATGATAATGATCGCAATAGCCCCAATGTAGCTGCGAGGTTTTTTGTTGTCTTTTTCAATCCACTCGCTAGCTTGCGCCCGGCATTCTTCTAATACGTTCTTAGGGATGAGTTTTACAGCAATCCATATCAGCGCTGGTACTAGTAGTGCGTCGTCAAGGTAGCCAATCACTGGAATGAAATCCGGAATCAAGTCGATAGGACTTAAAGCATAAGCGACAGCGAGAACGCAGACTATCTTTGCCATAACTGGCGTCTGTGGGTGTTTCTGTGCGAACCAAAGCATTACGCTGTCTTGTTTAACTTTCTTGGCCCAACTCTTGATTGAATTAGCGATTCTCATGTTCTGTTTTAGATATGCAATATTACTAATCGCGAAAAAAACCGCTAGCTTGGTACGCATGCGGCCTAGGCCGGTTTGGTGCATCCATAGATCGTATTCAAGGCGCTGGAGCCGGAGGATTTCGGGAATCCACCAAGGTACTGGAATTCGGTCGGATTGCCATAACGAGTATTGGGATAGCGCATGATTTTTTTCGAGTTTGTGGGCTTGAAAGAGGTATCGGCAACGACTATTGAAAATGTTGCCTTGATGAACATTTTTTGAGAATTCGCAGCATGGTGAGGTTCGCATAATTTACAGATCCTCAATTTCACGCCACTTCGCAAATTAGTTACTGCGCCACTCCCTGAACCCTTGTCCAGAAAGCGTTTGCGATACGCAGTAACGAATCAAAAGATGGTTGCAGTTTGCCGACTACCAACTTAATTTTTTCGCTTCGGTTTTTTCGCCTTGCCACCTCGTCAGCCAAAATATTAAAAACCTCAGCGGCGTCTACACCCGCTTCAAGAGCCATCAAACGGGCTGTGCAAAAGTCAGGAATTGACTTCCCTGTTACGTGATCCTGCAACGTGGTTTGAGCTAATCCCCATTGCTTTGCCATGCTATTGACGCTTCTGCCGTTCAATGCCTTCGCTATTAAATCTGCATAAGTCATAAAAATTTCCAATCTTTAAATATACGGATTTCCGTTAATATCAACCCAGATTAACGGATATCCGTTAATCGGAAATCCGTTTGTATTGAAACGATATCACAAGTGTTTAGAAGTGTTGAATCCGTTGCATCTGGGCCTTCAATGCCCTTAGCAGCATCAGCGTCCCGGCGCGTTCCGGTTATCTCAGTCTAGAGGCTTAAAAATGGCAAAAACCGTTGTTGAAATCATCCACATTGTTCCTCTGTCCGGCGTTGGTAAGAAGTCCGGTAACGCTTACGACATGCGCTTTGCTCAATGCATCGTGCATCAGCCAAACAAAGACACAGGCGTCATTGAGCCTATCGTCGGCGAACTGCTGTTGCCTAACCAGTTCAAGGACCTGCCCAAAGGAACGTATGAAGTCGATTTTCGTTTGTCTGTCAGTCAGCAAAAGCGTATCGAATCAGTAGTCGACACCATCACGCCGTATGTGCCAAAAGCAGCACCGAAAGAACCCGCAAAGGCAACCGCCTAAGCATGAAAAATCCCGCTGACAAATTCACCATCGACGTATTCGAAGCACCGCGCCGTGGCCGTCCTCGCAAGCCGAATGCGAAGAGTAATGCGCAACGTCAGCGGGAATTTCGGCAACGTCAAAAATTCAATTTCTTAAATCCCGTTCCTGCCAAGAGGTGAGAAATGGACTCAATGCACACCATCGATTTGCTGAGAAAACAACTGATTGATGCGGAAGAAGATGTACGGTCTGCGGACTGGAGTGGCGACACTCGTACCAAGCACTATGCAGAGCTTCGCGTTATCCAACTCAAGAACTTGCTCTCGGCAATTTCCGAAGTAGATACCTCCGAACCACGTCCGGTAGCGTGGATGGCGGGCATTCAAACAGCAGGAGGACCAGAAGTTGCGCCCGAATGGGATGTCGTTTTTCAAGAAGGGGAGTCAAGACCTTTCGGGCATGAACAATGGGTTCCGCTCTACACAATGCCGCCGTGTGTTTCCGTTACGCGTAACAAAAATCTCGATGCCTAAATACGTCCTCTACTGCTCGCAAGACACGCCGCCGACCGTCAGTGCAAACGGCACGTTGTCTTGCGATGGTGGGGCGTCTGCGATTCAGGTCGGCTTACTCGAAGCGACGATGAATACGCCGGATGTCGAGGCCGTAGGAGCGGTGTGGTCTGCGGCGTTCACCATGGTGCTGCTGTGTTACGCGATCTCGCGTGGCATCGGTAGCGTTTTACAGATGTTGAGAGAGGGGTAAGCATGGCATTGAATCTGCCTGTCGGCTTGCTGGCGCTCGGTGTCGCGGCCTTGTGGGTGCTGGATATCGTGTTGTTCATCAAGCTGTTTATCTAAGCCGAATTGCCCATGTCGGGTAAGCGTTGCCGGACGTTTTCCGGTGCTATCAAAAGGAGTTGCACATGAAGTTCATCAAGAAAGTCAAAGCTGTTGCTGTGGGTACTGCGCTGGCAGTTGGCGCACTGGTTGGTGGTCCTGTGTATGCGGCCACCAACGTCGATCTGACGCCAATCACCAGCTCGTTCACTGCCACTGATATCACGGCAGGCGTGTTGGCGATCGCCGCCACCTTGGCGGTGGTGTACGTGACTATCAAGTCCTCGAAAATCGTCCTCGGCATGCTGCGCGGCGGTTAATTCAACTTTGCGGTAACGGGGACGGTGTAGCGCTGCATCGTCCTTTTTTTACGTCTGTTGTTCGTTGGGGGCTGCGATGGATTACTCGAATCTCTGGTATTTGTTCGTGTTTGGATGGGGCATTGTGTGCGCCTGGGCGGTCATCGTGGGCTTGGAAGGAAAATCGTGATGCGCCGATTTCTCTCTCTCTTCTTCGCGCTGTTCTTCGTATGTTCACTCTCTTTTGCCGGTGCGCTCCCTGTCTCGAAAATGCAAAACGCTGTGTCTGGTACGACGCAAGCAAAAATGCAGGCAAGGGGATTCGCGAGTAATGATCCGCGTTGGGTAAATACGTTAAGCAATGTCGGCTCCGTTATTGTGGGGGCGGTAGCAGGTGCGGCAACGGTTACCGCGCTTGGCGTTACCGCTCCGGCTTGGGCAACTGCCGCTGCTGGTGCTGCCGTCACGTCAGTCGTGGCGCTCACGATTGATGCCGCCGTCAAATGGATATTCAAACCTGATGGAACAGTGCAGGTTGGTGACAATCCGGCTTCGGTCAACACGCCGGCAGGTTTAATTGTCCCCTCAAAAATCTACTTTTCCGGTAACGTGGTTGCCACCTCTCCTGAGGTCGCTTGCAACGGACAGCCCTATCTCCAAGGCCAACTGGATTCGAATGGCGCTACTTGGTCGAAGCACTATGTGTGGGATGGTACTAAGTGCAATGGCTGGCAAACCAATACTTCAGCGGACGGCAAGACCTATCCCGAATTTCTTTCGGGGAATATCAATATCACGGTTTCAAGTGGTAACACTACACTCTGTCCCGGTATCAGTTTGACGGCTACGGCAGGAAAATGCCCGGCGTCCAATTTTCCAGAGCCGCCCCCTGCGCCGGTCAAAACAGTTTCCGATGCGGCGGCGGCATTGAGTGACGCCCAGAAAGCGCAACCACTTAATCCACAAGTGATCGCTGATATTGCCAATCACTTTTGGCAAGAGGCTGCATCGTCGCCGGGATACAACGGCTTACCTTACGATGCAACGAACCCGATTACTGCGGCCGACGCTGCCACATGGCAAGCGACCAATCCTAATTACTGGCCGACAGTAGGCGATTACGTTGCGCCGCAGCCTGCCCCTAGTGGTGGTTCGGCTGGCTCTCCGTTCTCTATGCCAACGTCGGCTACACCGCAGCCGTCCGCTGATCCGGCAGCGACACCAAGTCCCGGCACTAATCCAAGTACAGAACCCTTGCAAAACCTCGGCCCCGATCCCGGCATCGGCGCGCCCTCGCTGGAGCCGATCCCGACCGCGCAACAGATTTTGCAGCCACTGTTAAACCTGTTCCCGACACTGAAGAATTTTTCGGTCCCGAATCACAATTCGGTCTGTCCGAAATGGACGCTGCATTTGTTCAATCGCGATTACGTCATGCAAGACCATTGCCCCTTGCTGGAAAGTATCCGTCCGACCTTGTATTCGGTCATGGCCGTGGCGTGGATATTGATCGCCTTATTCATCGTTCTGGCTGCGTAAAGGAACTCGATCATGTTCGGTATCGTCCTGTCCGCTTTAAACGTCGTCCTGGCGTTTGTAGTGCGTTCCATCATCGTCAAATTCGTGGTGTTCTTCGGGCTGTTCTTCATCACGACCGAATTCATTGCCGTCATCAGCAATATCCTGCCGACCGGAGCCGATCTGTCGGCAGCGTTGGGCGGCTTGCCGGGCGATGTCTGGTATTTCCTCGACCTGTTCAATGTCAGCGCGGGCATCCCTGTATTGCTGTCGGCATGGGTGACACGCTTCATCATCCGTCGCATTCCGGTGATTGGCTGACCATGCCGATTAACGTCTATACCGGCCTGATGGGTTCCGGTAAAAGTTATGAGGTCGTCGCCGAAGTCATCGTCCCGGCCATTGCGCAAGGGCGGCGCGTTGTGACCAACGTCGATGGCATCGATCAGGAGAAAATTCACGCCTATATCGAAGCCACGTACTCGCCGGTTCCGGACGTATTGGGCGAGGTCCTGCATGTGACCAATGGTGACGTATTCGGCGAGAAATTCTTCCCGTATTACGACGACGCTAAAGAAGCGCATACCGACACCACCGTGCAGCCCGGCGACCTTGTGTGCATCGATGAAGCGTGGCGCTTCTGGCCTGCGACCGGAGCCAAGATTCCCGCACAACATAAAAGCTTCTTTCTGGAACATCGCCACTTCACCAATGAGAAAACCGGCGTTGCCTGCGATCTGGTGTTGATGATTCAAGACATGGGCACGCTGAACCGTTTTGTTAAAAACGTAGTGGCCTTCAATGCGCGCACGCACAAGAAAGTCTCGCTTGGCATGCCCAACACCTACAGCGTCACGATGTATGAGGGCTACAAGCAAACCAAGACCACCAAGATCAGCACAGCGGTGCGCAAGTATCGCAAAGAGGTGTTCCCGCTGTATTCGTCGTTCAAGGGCGGTGCTGCCGGTAAATCAGTCAATGTCGACAAGCGACAAAACATGTTCGGCAATCGTGGCGTGCTGCTCGGCATGGTTGCCACGCTGGTGGTGGGCGTTGCCGGTCTCGTCTGGTCGATACGCTTCTTCTCGACTAAACATGTGCAGCCGGATGAGGCCAAAACGAACAATGCCACGGCAGCAAAAGCCGCTGCGAACAATTCCCCTAGTTCAGCACCGCCGAAGTTCTCTGAAGTATGGCGGTTGGTCGGCAGTGTCGAGTTCGGGAGTGCGCGTTACCTCCTGATCGCCGACAGCGCCGGACGGCTGCGTTATGAATCCCCCTCGATGTTCGTGGCCATGGGACCGCAAACCATCGGTGACATCGACGGCGCGAAAGTTACACGCTATTCCGGCAGCGTTCTCCAGCCCGGTAAAACGGAGATTAAAAAATGA